TTTCATTGGTCGGCGGCGCAGCCACTGGCTTCCTGTTCCGGTACATGGCACAGAAAGCGCAGGATCAGAAGGAAATGTTTGAGCGGTTGATGGCTGCAAACAAGCAGACCACCGAAAACCAAGACAAGGCAGTGGCGCGAGTTCCGCTTGATCTTGGCAAGGGCATCCGCCAGGTCATTGTTTTGGCTGTGTTGTTTGCCACGCTGTTGGCTCCGTTCATCCTGCCGTTCTTTGGCTTGCCCACATTTGTTGAGGTGGACGCTACCACACCCGAGGGGCTGTTTGGACTGATTCCACAGTCCACGCGCAAGTATTTTGTGGAAGTGAACGGATTCCTGTTTGCATCCGAAACCCGTCAGATACTGGTCAGCATTGTTGGCTTCTACTTCGGCAGTGCCGCTGCTTCAAACAAGTCATAAGGAGACAGCCGTGATCAACCGAGTAATTCTAGCACTGGCTTTTCTGGTTCTTGCGGGCTGCAACACCGCTCCCGTGATTGTTCCTGATACTACATCAGACAGTCCAATCATAATGAAACTAAAGCACCAGATCGTCAACGGCACACACATCACCAGCAATTGGGGATGGATTTTGTGGTATCTGCCTGTTCTCGCCCTTGCGGTGGGATGGGGATGGCGGGAGTTTTTTGGCAGACGGCGCGACAAATAAGCATTAGTCGTCCGCAACGCGCACATCTTCAGGCAGGCTCTCGTACATCTTCTTGCAGATGTAGTACGAGTCAACAATATCTGAAACAGGACTCACGGACTCCTGACGCTTTGGTGTCAGGAGTCCTTTTAAATCCACGCCTGTTTCCTTTAGCCACGCATGGTACATGGCGTTCTTGTCCGCATTGCCTTTGCCTGTGGCGTACTTTTTCACTTCTGTGGGCGGAATCACCGTGACGGGAACGCTCAACTGATACAGTTTGTACTTCAGTATTCCCGTGTTCTCTGCAATGTGGAACACCCGTCCGCTTGCAGAGTACGCATACCCTTCAAGCGCAACATGAGCGCAACCCATCACGATGTCCAAAGCCCAGTCTGCAATGGTTTCGTAGCGGTGCTGATCACTGTCCCAATCGCTCAACCGCTCACCAAAAATGTTCAGGGTGCGGATCTCGCTCTGCCGCTTGTTGTCTGTGAGGAAATAGAACGAGCAACCGCTGTACGAGAATTTTCCCGCTGAGTTTGCGCGGAACAAGCATATCGCAGGACCGCAGAGAGAATAATCAATACCTGCTATCACCATGACCATATTTAGGTCACAAGCCCATCGCCCTCGCCAACAAGATGCCCACACAGAACGAGATTGCACCAAGCAGAACGCGCTGTAGTTGTGTCAGTTCGTGTCGCATACCACCCCCTCAATCCATTTGGAAAATATGTCAAGCCGAGTTGCAGAGTTTTCGGATATGTGTCCGTTGAAAATTCTCAAAGACGACACCACCCCGACCACCGTGCCGTCCGCGTCCAACACTGCTCCACCTGAATCCCCAAACCAGACAGTTCCGTCCAGTGGCAGGAATTTGAAATATCCAGGCTCCTCCGTAAGGCTCCCGAAGTAGTGGAACAGGTTGGGCGCGGAGCGGCGTTTAATGCCTCCACCGAAGCCAATCACCGTGAGTGGCTGATAGCGGTGGTACTGATATCCCGACCGCACCAGAGGCAACGGCGGGGCTGCGGCGGGGCTTTCCAGCACACCCACCGCCAAGTCTACAACAATGGTGTCGCCTGCTTTGTAAAATGGGTGCAGCACCCATTTTTTGATGTGGTAGCAGGTTTCCTGTGTCACAAACCACGCGGCTCCACCGCTCTCCGCGCAGTGCCCTGCGGTGATTATTTTTGTTGGTGACACCAGCACCGCACTGCCAATCATCTCGCCGCCTTCGCGCTCCAAGTAGCCCACGGCGGGATCGGTGTACGGGTCTAAAGACGAGAAGCCCCGCATGAAGAACGGAGTCTGCACGGGGGCTTCGGGTGCGCTCTTTGGCGCAGCGGCAGTGGTGTCCCATGCACAGGCTTGCAGCAAGACGAGTGCAAACGCCAGAAGAAGAGAATGTACCGCTCCTCTCTTCATGCAAATATTTAGACCACCCGCTGGAACAAAAATCCTCGGATTTGTAAAAAGAAACAACCCCCATTGCTGGGGGTTGTCGGACGAGAGATGCGATCTCCCGTGGGGTTGTCGCGTATCTTAAGACAGAGGCGACTCTTTATGTAGTCAAGTCAACCACTTTTGTTATCTTAAATCCTTTGTACTTTCCTCTTGTCCATTCGGTTTTTTCTCTATGGTGTTGAGTTCTAATACAAGAAGGCGGTGGAACATTTTTATTCGACTCGCAAAACTTTTCTAGATTGTCCGTTGATGTTTCTGATCCATCGGGAAACACTATATGGTAAGAGTGTCTTCTATCTTTGGTGTAGTCTGTTCTGTAGTGTGTTTCTTTGACGCTTTGTCGTATCTTTTCTTTTGTCTTTTCTGAAGTAATATAGTGCAGTTTACTTTGTCGTCCCTTACTCTTTTCTCCAATCAACAGTCGGGTTTTTTCACTGACAACTCTAGTTTTGTTGCTGTTGATGATCGCCCTTTTTGTTGCATCTGCTTTAGTAAGTTGACCTGATAGGGCTTTCCACGCGATATAGTCTTCCTCTTTGTCGTATTTTTCCCACAAAACTCGGTGAGCCTCGGCGTGATCTTCCACAGATAAGTAAACGATGTTTTCAGCACTATCGTTTCCTCCCATATGTCGTGGAACTATGTGGTGTCTGTGTAGGTTACTTTTTTGTCTAGGTAGCATAAACCCTCCATTACTTATTTATGGATTAGTTTTGCTTGAATGTCATCTTTCTGTAGGAAATGATGAGGAACTAGACGAAAGATCCACTATCTCACACGAACCTGCTGTGCAAGCAAATGTTTGTGTACCCGCTGTGTGATCGGTAGTTTCATACTTCTGAAGTTCAGACCAGTCTATTTCTCTTGGCATCATTGCTAAAAGGGTTTCATATTCTTCTTTGGTGCAGTCTTGATATGGTGCTTGACGATATGTTCCAAGATCCATTGGTAGAAAAGAGACTCCACTGACCTCATCAAAGTTCTTGTATACCCACGCGCCTACCTCCATCCACTCTTCTTCTTTCACGCTAACAGTAATGCTCGGCTTGTGTTCTGTCCAGTGCCGCTGATAGGTGAGCCACAACTCAAGATGCTCAATCGCAGTCATGTCGTTGCGCGTCACCGATCCCACAGCCTTCTGCGGGAACGAGAACACCATTGTGTGGTCGGGGCGCATGACGCACGCCTCCGCAGGAATGCCCTTGTCAATCATAAACTGGCACATGGGGTCTTTGCGGTCGGCACGAACGGTGCGAATGTAGTATTCGCTGTGCCGTGCGTGGATACCTGAAGCAGCATCAGTCAACTGCGACACCGTGCCGCTTGGCTTCACGCAAGTAATGGCTGCTGCGGGGTTGATGCCAATCTTTTTTGCCCACTCCTTGTTCGTAGCCACTGCGTCACCTTTCAGCGTTTCAAGCAGGAGATTCAGATTGTCGCCCTGTGACCGCATGAAGTGGTTGTCCAAGATGCCCGTGAGGGAAACACCAAGCAGTGCTTCTTCCTCGCAGTTCTTGCGCCAATCGCTGCTGAGATACGGGAAATGGGTGAGTGAAGCCTGCCAAGTGCCAAGGATAGCCGCAAGACGCACCTTGCGCTTCAGCGACTCGGGGGTGTCGTCTGCACGGACAATCACTTCGCTGAGGTTGCAGAACTCCTTGTCGCGGAGAATGATCTCGGAACACGGATTCGTGCCGAACTCATAGGAGGGATCACGGCGGTCGCCCAGTTTCTCCACGGTCTTCTGTGCAGCCTGTCGGTTGAACACACCACGCTCACCGCTCTTGCTCTTGTACAGGGAAATCCACTCCTCCATGAATGTGCCGATCTCGGGCTTCTCCTTGTACGCAACAGAGTTGTTTGCTAACGCCCGTTGTGGGTTGTCCAACCACCACTGACCCACCTTAGCATCACGCATCCGTTCGTCCGTGAGGTTGGAAAGCGAGATAAGAGCCGATCTACGGACACCCCCGACAACGACAATCTCTGCAACCTTACAGATAATGTCGTGGCATTCAATGGAAGTGAGTTTTCGTCCCGCAGCCTTCTTAAAAGTACTGACGGTAAATCGGAAGAGGTCTTCCAGTGGTTGTGGTCCACTTGCGCGTCCACCGAAAGTCTTGAGGCGCGAACCAGCAGCACGAATATGAGAGAGATCCCATCGGGGGATTTGACCTCCAATGAGTAGGGATACCAGTTCTCGGAAGGCTTTTGCCCAACCTTCCTTGGAGTCCTTGACAACGATGAGCGTATCGCTGTGCGTAAACTCCTCAGCAATTGTAGGAAGTTTTTCCACATACTGCCTCTCCACGCTGAAGCCCACGCCTGTTCCGCACATGAGAACATACAGGATCTCATCAAATGCGCGAACCTTGTTGACCGCGATGTACGAGCAGTTGTAGCCTGCGGTGTTGTCGCGCTTGAGTGCTTCGCCTGCGGTCATCAGCGACCGCATGGACGGCATTACCTCAAGGTTGAGAACTGCATCTCGGAGTTCTTCTCGTACTG